AAAATGACTGACGTTATCGAGAAGCTTGCCCGCCAGATGATCCTGAGCTTCAAAGGCGACCCGGATATGTTGGTGCAGCCCGGCACCCCGCAAGTCTATGGCACGCCCGCTGGTGATGCGTTTGCCATCACCCCCCCCGCCGCTGTGCCCATGTGGACGCTCTACAAGGCCACGGCGCGCAACGTCCTGGAAATCGCCAAGACCGTCATTGAGCAGGACAAGCCCGGCCAGCTTTTGGAGAGCGTGAAGCCGTTCATGCTGACCGGAGTTGACCGAGCAGCGAATACCGACACCATTACCGGGAAAGCCTAGGAGCTTCGCTTGCCCAAAGTCTGGCGCGCCACCCTGCACACCGAAGAGCTGACCTCATGCGGTTTCGAGAAGTCCGAAACCGATGAGCAGCGGTGGCACATCATCCAGGGATTGCTCAAGGCCAAGGGCATTCCTGAAAACTACCTAGAGGACCGGTATCCGTTCCGCTGCACTGAAGTAGAGCAAGGCCTGTGCTTGGAGTTTGACGGTTGAGCGAATCCATCCTCCACGAAGCCCGCGAGCGGTTTGCTGAGTCTCAAGACGCCTGGTCCGAGCTAAAGGTCCAGGCGCTTGACGACATGAAGTTCGGGCGTCTTGGGGAGCAATGGCCGGTAGACATAGCCCAGCGCCGCCAGATTGCCGGGCGTCCCTGCATGACGATCAACCGGATGCCGTCTTTTATCCGTCAGGTTGTGAACGATGGCCGGCAGAACCGCCCGAGCATCAAGGTCCGCCCGGTCGATAGCCAAGCCGATGTGCAGACCGCCGAGATTATGTCCGGGCTAATCCGGCACATTGAGAGCATCTCTGACGCGGATGTTGCCTATGACACCGCCCTGGATAACCAAGCCTCGGGCGGGTTTGGCTTTGCGACCGTGGACGTTGACTACGCCTGCGACGATAGTTTTGACAAAGAAATCAAGATTGGCGCGGTCCATAACTCGTTGGCTGTGGATTGGGACGCTTTCACTGAAAGCTACGATTCCTCGGACTGGGGTTATGCGTTTATCTCCCAAGTGATGCCCGAGGAGAAGTTTGAGAAGAAGTATCCCGACAAGGCCAAGAAATCGGACATTGATATGTCCGAGGCGTACATGGCCCCGTGGTTTGAGGGCAGGGCCGTAAGGCTTTCCAAGTATTACGAGAAGGTGTCCAAGACCCGCAAAATCGTGTTGCTGTCTGATGGCAACGTGGTGGATGCGGAAACTTACGCCAAGAACAAAGACGTGTTTGACCTTGCCGGGGCCACGGTCCTGCGTGAGCGCGAGGCTGAGTCCTACGAGATTGTGATCCGCCTGATTACCGGCGCGGACATTCTCGATGAGAAACGCTGGCGTGGCTCCATTATTCCCGTGGTTCCGTTCTGGGGCGATTCCTTCAACATCGAAGGACGCCGCTACATGAACTCGCTGATCCACGACGCCAAGGACAGCCAGCGCATCTACAACTTCTCCCGTTCCACGGCGACCGAGCTTATCTCGTTGGCTCCCAAAGTGCCTTGGATGGGGCGGAAGGGCGCGTTCAAAACCGACCAGGAAAAGTGGACCAACGTTAATACGGAGTCTTACCCGTTCATCGAATATGACGGGGATATTCCGCCCATGCGCCAGCCGTTCGCAGGCCCTCCCGAGGGCGCGATCAATGAAGCCATGATGGCGTCTGAGGACATGAAGGCCATTATCGGCATCTCCAACCCCTCGCTTGGGATGCCGGATAACCGCGTCATCTCGGGCAAAGCCAAGCAGATGGAGCGGCATGAGTCCGACACCGGCACCTTCCACTTCACAGACAACCAGCACCGCTCGATCCGCTGCATTGGCCGCATCCTGCTTGAGCTGATCCCCCAGGTTTACACGGGCGAGCGTGTTGTCCGCATCCTTGGCTATGACGGCAAGGTGCAGGCTGTACCGCTTGGCCAACCGATTCCGCTGCCCAATGGCGGCACCAAGGTATTCAACCTCTCTGCCGGCAAGTACGACCTGAGTGTCGAGGCTGGACCGAGCTACACGACCCGCCGCGAGGAAGCCGTGGATGCCCTGTCCACCATCGTTTCCGCCGCGCCCATGACCGCCCCGATCCTGGCCCCGCAGTTGGTCAGAATGTTTGACATGCCGGACTCTGAAAAGGTTACGGCCATGCTCGCCACAGCCATGCCTCCCGCTGCTAGGGCCATCTTCGACGGCACACCGCCGCCGCCTCCGGGACCGCCGCCCGAGGTGGTTGCCGAGCAGCAAAAGGCCCAGGCCCAGATGGCTATCAGCCAGCAGAAGGCTCAGCAGGACTTCCAGCTTGAGCAGCAGCGCGCCCAGAACAAGACCCAGATCGAGCAGACCCAGGCGCAGGCCGACATTGCGGTCATGCACCTGAAGGCGCAGGCCGAGATTGAGATCGAGCGGCAAAAGGCTGGCGTTCAACTGGAATTGAAGAGGCAGGAAGCCCAGCTTTCGGCCCAACTTAAAATGCTTGGCGCTAGCCAGGCCGCGCAATCCGAAGCAGCCCCAGGAGTGTCGTAGTGTCAGAAACCGAGATTGTTCCCGCGCCCGAACCTGAAGAGCTTGTCCTTGAGGAAGAAACCCCAGAATCCGAGGACGATGGCTTAGATGAGCTTGAGATTGGCCCCGAGAAATACAAAGTCGCCAAGCCCATCAAGGAAGCGTGGAACGGTCTGCAAAAGACGGTCCAGAGCGAGAAGGAAGCACTGAAGGCCCGTGAGGCGCAGATTGCCGAGCGTGAGGCGCGGGCGGTTAAGACCGAAGAACTTAAGGCCGCGCTGATTGATGAGGTTGCGGAACTGAAGGGCATCGACAAGCAGTTGTCGGCCTATTCCAAGCTGACCCCGCAGGATTGGATGACGTGGGCTGAGCAAGACCCGGATGCCGCCCGCAAAGGCCAGATTGCTTACACCGCCCTTCAGAACGAGCGCATGAAAGTGCTTCAGTCCGCCCAAGCTAAAGGGCAGGAACTAGAGCAGCAGTCCCGTAAGACCCAGGCGGAACGCGACGCGGCGGCAGAGCGTGAACTTCTGGCTAAAATTAAGAATTGGACGCCCGAGCGTGCCAAAAATGTTGAGAAGGTGGTTGCTGACGCCGGCCTGCCGCTTGATGTGGTCGGCCCGTGGCTTAAACATCCCGCCGTTGTCACCATCATTGAGGACGCCTTAGCTGCCAGGACTGCGCGCGAACGTGCCGCTGCCGCCCGCGAGGCCGCTGCCAAGGCTAAGGCTGCTGGCGAGCCTGAACCGGAACCCACCCCGCGCGTTCGTGCCAACTCCGGGGCGTCGTCTAATATTCCGAGCGACAAAGACCCGCCCGATGTTTGGCTGAAGAAACGCCAGGCGCAACTGGCGCGTAGATAGCTGTTGACGAGCGTCCCATGACCGACACCATGGGACGCTGATACTTCGATCCCGAGAGGCGAAGGCGTGACGGCACGGGTAATCCCGTAGGCCCGAGCGGCTAGGCAAATCCCGAGACGAGTTGACCGATTTCAACTCCTTTCAAGGACACCTAGCCCCATGGCGAATACACTCCTTACGCCTACGATGGTGACTCGGGAAGCCCTGCGCATCCTGCACCAGAAGCTCAACTTCATCGCTAACATCAACCGCACCTACGACGACTCGTTCGCCGTAGCGGGCGCGAAAATCGGTTCTTCGCTGAAGATCCGTTTGCCCAACCAGTACACCGTCCGTACCGGCGCGACCTTCACCACTCAGGCGGTTGTGGAATCCTCGGTCACTCTGACCGTGGCGACCCAGAAGGGCGTGGACACCGAGTTTACCTCGGCTGACTTGGCCCTGAGCTTGGATGACTTCTCCAAGCGCATCCTGTCCCCGGCGATGGCCGTTCTCGCGGCGGGCGTTGAGTCTGACGCCCTCTCGATGAAGAACGATGTCTACAACACCATCGACAACACCACGAACGCCTCGGTGTCGATGAGCAACATTCTGGCCGCTCGCCAGCGACTTAACGATACCTTGGCCCCGCAGGACGACAACCGCACCGCCCTGTTGACCACGCAGGACTCTGCCGACCTCGTTAACGCCCTAAAAGGTCTGTTCCAGGACGCGAACGCGATCAAGCAGCAGTACCGCGAAGGCATGATGGGCCGCACGGGTGGCTTTGACTTCTACGAAAACACCCTGCTGACCAACCTGACCTCTGGCACTCACTCTGCCACCTCGACCATGATTGTGACGGACACGATTGTGCCTGCGACGGCTCAGTCCACCATCACCGTTAACCAGTCCACCGCGCCTGGTACGTTCGTGGTGGGCGACGTGTTCACCATCGCCACCCTGAACCGTGTTCACCCGGAATCGAAGGCCGATACCGGCGTGTTGCAGCAGTTCGTGGTGACTGCGGCCAACGTGGTGGGCTCGACCTCCACCACTTCGTCCATCGCGTTCTCGCCCTCGATTGTCATGTCGGGTGCGACCCAGAACGTGATTTCGACCGCCATCTCTGGCCAGCTTCTGACCAAGATTGGCAACACCTCGCGTGTTCTCCGTCAGTCCCTCTGCTTCCACAAGGATGCGTTCGCTTTCGTGTCTGCCGACCTTGTGCTGCCGAAGGGTCTGCACTTCGCCGCTCGCGAAGTTCAGGACGGCATCTCGATGCGCGTGCTGAGCGACTACGCAATGACCTCCGACACCATCGGGACTCGTATCGACATCCTCTACGGATACAAGACGATCCGCCCCGAACTCGCCGTCAAGATTTCGAGCTAGTAGGAAACCAACATGGCCGAGAAGTTCAACGAAAAAGGCGCAATTGGCAAGTTTGTCGTCACCGACGCCAAAAAGGCCGAAATCGCCGCCGCTCGCCTCGCGGTCAAGAAGTCCAAGGGCCGCGACAAAAAGTAGTCGCTGCTTATGGGTTCACACCGGAGGGGGCTTCATTTGCTCCCTCCGGTTATTTTTAGGGCGATAAATGGCTGCACTATCGCTTTCGTCTTATACGAACCTCATCGCCGCGATTAACGCGCAAAATGGGTTTTTGCACCGTAACGACCTGGCGGACGTTCTGCCGCTTGGCGTTCAAATGTGCGAAACCACCATCAACTATGGCGATGGGGATCAGCTAGACGGCTTGCGTGTTGGCGCGCAGGAAGCCGTTACCACGCTGACTTGCACTCCGGGCGTCCAGACTCTCGCCCTGCCAACTGACTGGCTGGAAACCCGGCGCATTTACATCACGTTTTCGGGCATCCGCCGTGAACTGAAGGGCCGACCTGTTGCTCCCATCTCCGTGACTGACTCGGCGCGGGTGCAGTCCATCCCTGAGACGTTCTTTATGCAGGGCAGCAACCTTTATCTGGACCCGATTCCCTATCAGGCGTTCCAGATCACGCTCGACTATTACCAGCAAGTTGGCCCTCTCGCCACGCAGGGCACCAACTGGCTCTTGCAGGCCGCGCCGATTGTGTACCTCGGCGGGACAATCCTGCACATGGCTCCGTGGCTTGGCCCGAGCTTCAACCCCGCCCCGTGGGAGAAGATGTTCCGCGTTGGGATGATGCAGGTCGCGGATCAAGATTCCTCGCGCTTTGAAAACATTCGCCTGCGTTCGGAAGCGTCCGCGATGGTTGGCAACGGTCCCGGCTATGGCTGGGGCAACTTCCTGGCGGGCACATGATTAACCTCGACCAGACCGCACCGAGTTGGGCGCACCGCTTCAAGCAGGCGATTGAGATTGCGCTTGAGCAACTGTGGACCCGACCGCTCCCGGTCTACACGGTCGCCACCTTGCCAACCCCTACGGATAAGAAATGGCTTTGGCGTCAGATCGCCGTGAGCGATGGCGCGGGAAATAAGTTTGTCGCCGTGTGCAACGGCACCGCTTGGTACTACCTCCAAGGAACTGCCGTATGAGTTCTGCTGACAGCAACAACATCGGCATCAAGCTTCAAGCGGCGGGGGAGAACCTCAACACTTGGGGCGACCCGAACCTGAATAACGACCTGATTGTGCTTTCTAATCTGGCGAGCAAGTTCAACGCGGTCACGATCAACGGCGACACCACCGTATCTGAGACTAACTACTCGACCACAAACACCACGGAAGTCGCGCTCCTGAAGTGGAACGCGGGCACGCTCACGGCTGCCTTTAGCTACACGATCCCGAGCCGCCCAAAGCGCTTCATCCTGTGGAACAACACCGGCTACACCGGGACCATCAAACTCGCCGCCACCACCGGTGTAGCGATCCCCACTGGGCGCATCGCGCTCATCTCTACCGATGGGTCTAGCGATGTTTACAACGTCACGCCCAACTATGGGGGCATCACTAGCCCCACGACTGGTTCTCGCGACATTCCGGCGTGGTCGGCTGTTGAAAACGCCATTGCTACGGCGGTCCTCCCGGCGACCGCTGGAACAATTCTCATCAGCGGCACAGACACCACGGCAGGGTATGGGTCGGCAAAGTTCACCGCGCTTACTAATGGTGGCCTTGTCGCAAGCGTCCTCAACCCGACAGGCAATGCGCAACGGCAGTTTGGGCTTGATTACACCAATCTCCTTGCAACCACGAATATCGCATCTACGGATCGCTTTGCCCTTTATGACGCAACCGCCGGGGCGATGAAGTATCAGACCCGCGCGAACGTGATCGGCAAGTTTGGCCTCGTTCTTCAGCCTGACCAAACGGCCGGCTTCACCGCGACGGTCGGCTCCCTGTGGCCCTGCGACACAACCAGCGCCTCATACACCGTTGTTTGGCCGGCTGCACCGACCGCTGGCGACATTTTCGGACTCGCTAAATTCGGGACGGGGCTTCTCACGCACTCGCTAAACAGCGTGAAGTTTTACGGCAGCACGACCCCGCCGCAAGCGACGCTCGGGGAGGGCATTGGCTTCTTTTACTACACGGGCGCATCAAGAGGATGGATTGACCTATGAGTCTATTTAATCAATCTGGTTCTTTCTACGGAGCGCCGCTGCCAAGGCTTATCACGACGGCGACATATTTGCCGCTTGGGTATGCCGACAACACCGGTACCGTGACGACCACGGCCAACCGCTGCTACTACGTCTACTGGCCAATTAGCGAATCGCGCACGTTTGCCGGAGTCAACGCCTACAACCAAGGCGCTGGCGACAGCGGCGAGAAATTCCGCATCATGTTTTTCAATGATGACGGCTCATCTGGCGGTCCCGGCACGCTCGCGAAAGACTTCGGGGAAGTCACGCTTGGCGCGGCGAGTGCATATCAGACGCTTACCTCATCTTGGGCGGCGTCTGCTGGCCGATATTGGGGCGCTATATGGCACGACTCAGCAACATCCATGTACGGCATGTCGCCATTCCCGGCAGCGACCGCCGTTGGCTCGGCGCTTGGGATCAACAACTACTCCGTCATCGGCAGCATTAACGACTCTGGCACTAACTGGGGCGCGAACGCCATGCCTGTCGCGCATTACGTAGACACAGCATATGGCGCGGCCCCATCAACTGCGGTTGCTCCAACAGCCACATTGCGTGTGGCGTTTGCCTCGGTGACACCACTTGTGCCGGCATTCCGGCTGAGAGCGTAACGTCATGATCGAAGTCATCACATACAACAACAAGTATCTTCTGATCGAAGGAACGGATCAGCCGCAGCTTGATAGCGATGGTGAGCCAGTTCCCGATCCGAAATACGGGACGACCGAAACAATCGAGCATCCCGACCCGCCATCGGTCGAAGCGCAGCCGGTATCCCTCACCAAGCAGCAGTTCCTTGATCTGTACGCTCAGAACGACGCCGACTTGACCGCAACGCTGGGGAATTGGCCGAAAGCCTAATGTCTTTCACCAAAATCCCCCTTAACCCAGGAGTCTATGTTGACGACACCCCCGCGAAAGCGGAGGGCTTTTTCGTATCGTCTGACAAGATTCGCTTTGTGCGCGGTCTGCCGCAGGTGTTTGGCGGGTGGGAATACCTATCAACCACGGCTCTGACCGGTACTTGTCGGGCGCTTCATGCGTGGGCGGATATTAGCACCGTCAAATGGCTTGCGGCGGGCACCAACAGCAACCTCTACGCCCTGACGGACAGCCTGCCCTATGACTGCACTCCCGTTGTGGCGCGCGGCAATGTGGCCGTGAACATCACTACGGTAAACGGTTCCGCCGTTGTGACGTGCGACTGGACTGCTCATGGAATGGTTCAAGGGCAGGCGTTCCGGTTCTTCAACTCCACGACCACGACCGTGGGCGGTGTGACGATCAACACCGCTTCGGCTTCGACCACGACCCCAAGCCCTTGGTATATCGTTGCGTCCGTAGTCACGGCGAATCAGTTCACCTTCACTGCAGCCCAGACCGCCACCAGCAACGCTGGCCCTACTGCCGCGACCGTAAACTATTGGCAATTTCTCGCGCCTGGCCTGGTCAACTCCATCGGCGCTCTTGGGTACGGAACGGGCGTTTACTCGACTGGCAGCACCTACAGTAGCCCCGCGACTGGCTCTGACGTATCCGCCCGCACTTGGAGCCTTGGGAACTACGTCCAGAACCTCATCGCCTCGCCTCGTGGTGGGAAGATTTACGAATGGCGACCCACAACCTCAAACGCTGAGCTTGTCACGAATGGAACGTTTACCGGTTCGGCGACGGGTTGGACCCTGGGGGCGGGGTGGGCTTATGGAGCCAACGCGGTCACCGCAACGCTGTCAAACACGGCGCTATCCCAGAGCATCACAATACCCGCCAATTGCTTCTGCCTCATTCGCTTCGTGCTGAGCGCCTTTGCTGCCGGAACTGTAGCTGTATCAGTGGGCGGCACAAACGTTACCGGCTGGTCTGCCCTTGCTGCAAACGGCACCTACGAAGGCACGTTCTTTAACGCGGGCAGCGCTAAGACCTTGGCATTCACCGGCACAGGCTTTACCGGGACCATCGATACCGTTTCGGTGACTCAGTACACCCAGGCTGAAGTTGTCCCGAACGCACCCACCACGAATACCTGTGTCCTCGTAACCCCCGAGGGCTTCGTTATGGCCTGCGGGACCGTGGAAGCGGCCACCAGCAACTTTAACCCACTCCATGTGCGCTGGTCCGACATTGGCTCCACGGTGGGCGGTGAACAAATCTGGACGCCTTCCAGCACCAACCTTTCAAGCTACATCACCCTTGGCATCGGAAGCCGGATCGTCGCCGCCAAGGTCGCCGGGACCGAAATCCTCATCTGGACCGACAAAGCCCTGTACGCGCTGACCTATGTGAACAACTCCGGGATTGTCTACAGCCCCCGGATTGTTGGCGTGAACTGCGGGCTCATTGGGGCCAACGCTGCGGCGGTACTTGGAACCGGGGCGTATTGGATGACCCCCGAGGGCACCACTTACGCCTATTCGGGCGGGGTACCGGTGTTGATTAAGTCCACCATGTCCAAGGACGTATTCGACCACATCGCGGCGGTCCAGCAGGACAAGATTTACGCTGGCCCGAATGGCAAGTTTAACGAGGTGGCTTGGTTCTACCCGGATTCACGGGATGGGAACGAATGCTCCCGCTACACCCTGCTTTGCACCCAGGAAGCCATCGCGCCCCCGCCAGGGACTAATCCCGGCATTGTGGGCTGCTTCGCGAACGGCACCTTTGACATCACCGCTTGGATTGACGCGAGCATTTTGGGCTTCCCGGTAGCTGCTCACACGGACGGATACATCTACTTTCATGAGAAGGGTAGCACCGTTAATGGGGGCGCGCTTTCCTGGTCGCTGGAAACCGGCCTGCTGAAGATTGGCAACGGCGACACGCTCTACAAGGTCAACAGCCTGTACCCCGATTTCGCAGGCCTAATGGGCGGCGCGACCATGCGCGCCTCGGCTTACAAATACGCACAAAGCACGTCCGTTTCGACGGGACCATTCGACTTTACCTCGGCAACCGAGAAACTAGACCTGTTGGCGGGACCGCCTATTGGGAGGTTCGTCGGCTACCGGTTTTACGGGAACAGCTCCCCGGCTTTTATGCGTACCGGACTACTGACAATGGACATTGAAGATACAGGGATGGCGTTTTGAGTCTGTTTGCGGCCTGGGATAAGGCGAAGCCGATACTTGAGCCGGCGCTAGTTGAAACGAAGGGCACCCACACGATTGATGATGTGTGCCTGATGATTGGAGCCGGTCACTTTCGGCTTTGGGCTGGAGAGAATGCCGCTGCGGTGACTGAGTTTATCCAAATGCCCCGCATGAAGATTTTGAGCGTGTTTATCTGCGGCGGCGACCTTGAGGAACTGAGGAAGATGGAAACCGAGAAACTGATCCCCTTCGCCAAAGAAAACGGCTGCACCCGCATCCTCGGGGCCGGGCGTGCGGGTTGGTCGCGTGTTCCATCTGACTGGACCCGAGGCGGCGTCTACATGCACAAGGACATCTAAGATGGCGGTCGGCAAGGGCGGTCAAAGCGGCAACCAGAACCAGAGCGGAAGCATGAGCGGCTCCACGTCTGGGCAGACGGACACGACGCAGAACCAGACCGGCACTAGCGTAACCTCGGGCACGCAGACTGGAACGCAGACCGGTTCGCAAACTGGATCGCAGTACGGCACACAGACCGGATCGCAGTACGGCACACAGACGGGCACCACGACCGCGACCCCAACCGCAGGGTTTGGATCTGTCTCTGATTTGCTTCAGGGCCTTGTGTCTGGTAACAGCGGCCTGACCCCGCAGCAGTTGGCGGCGATGGGCATCAACACTAATGCCGCTCAGAACTACGGCAACGCCTTGGATTACGGCGGCCAGGTTATGTCGCAGTATGTGGGGGATAACCACCAAGCCCACACGATTGCCAACCCCGATTATGTTGTGTCTCCCACGGCCTCGACTTACACGGACGCTTACCAAAACCCGTATTTGTCGCAAGTCGTAGACGCCACCCGCAACGATTTGACGCAGGGCTATAAGCAGGGATTAACCGAGCTTCAAGCCAAGTACGGCGGGGCGATGGGCAACGGGCGTGAGGGTGTTGCCGCTGGACAGTTGGCCGACGACTACACGCGCGCCCTTGGCAGCACGTTGGGCGGATTGCGTTCGGATGCGTTCAAGACTGCGCTTACCCCGGCGATGGCTGACGCTTCGCAGCAATATCAGGCAAACGTTCAAAACGTTGGCAACAAGCAACAGGCCCAAATGTTCAACGCTGGGCAAGAGAACGTAAACGATAACCTCTCCATGCAGGCGATCCGGGATTGGACCAACAACCTCGGGGCTAAGTACGGCGCGCAGACCGGGGCGGCAAACACTAACGCTTCGTTATCGCAGGGAGGCATTGCGAATCTCGCGGGCTTCTTGGGAAGCCAAGTTCCGGCGTTTGGTCAGTCCAACACCGGAACAAGCGCGGGCGTCAACACAGGAACTAGCGCGGGCACCTCAACCGGCACCTCAACCGGCACGTCAACCGCCACCAATGACAGCAGCACGCAGACCACGCTTGAGAACATCTTAAAAAGCATCACCTCCGGCACCTCAAGCGGCACCACTTCCGGCACAGGCTCAAGCTCTGGCAAGAGCGGCGGCCTTTCACTCGGGTAAGGTTTTCACATGGACATAAACGCACTGCTTAAAGCACTAGCAAGCGGAAGTGGCTCCCCAGGTGACCCATGGAGCCAGGCCGCGATGATTAACCCAAATTTTTGGGGCCAATCAAAAGAGGACGCGGCCAGAACATTCGCAAACCCGACAGGCTCGCCCATGATGCCGCATTACCGTGAACTCCCCAAAAAGGAGGACGGCACATACGACGTTATGGCCATCAAGACGGGAAGTCAGGACGGCAATGGCTCCTTCGGCAAAATGGTAGGCAACGCCATCATCCCGCAGACCATGGCTGCTAAAGGAGGCGCAAGTGGCGGCTAAAGGCGGCGACTTTGGAACCACGCTAGGCAATATCCTGATCCCGCAAACGATGGCGGGGCTGCAAAACTATGGCCTGAAGGAAAAGGCTATTGAGCAGCAACAGACTCAGGAGTCAGCCCTGGGCGCTCTCTTGCGCGGCCTACAGTCCGGGCAGAGCGGTGGCCCGCAGATGCCAATGATTGCGCAGCAGAAGCTTGCGGCACTGGCAGATCCTGAGACGGCTAAGGCTCGCGCGATTGTTAGCGTGTTCCCGGAACCGCCCAAAATCATGACCAAGAAGGATGATGAGTCGATTGTCTCGATGGGTCCGGGCGGATCTAATTTGCAGACCATTGCGCCATCCATTGCCAAGCCTGCGCCCAAGGCTGATTTAGTCACGATTAAGCCCGTGGCTGGCCCAACACGCTCCTATAACGCGGCCACACAGCAAGACGAAATTGAAGCGGCGCTTAAGTCCGGCGGGGTTGAAGTCCGCGAGCCCTCAACGCGTGTTGACGTGAACATGACGCCCCAGACCAAGGCGCTGACAGAGCTTTCGAGCAACGCCCTCTCAGAAGGCCGCACCAACGCTATGAGCAGCTTTGAGTCGCTCTATTCGCTTGGGCGTATGAAGCAGGCGCTAGATGATGGCCTGAAGCCCGGTGCTTTGGCCCCAGCACAGGAGACCGTCTCGAACGTCCTTGTCGGCTTGGGCGTGGACCCCAACACGGTGAACCAGTTCTATAACGCCAAAGCCAGTGCGGACTATGACGCTGCATCTAAAGAACTGACACGCTCAGTTATCAAGGCCTTCGGCGCGAACCCCTCCAATAGCGACCGCGACTTTGCAGAGAAGATGGCGCCGCAGCTTAAGACGAACCCACAGGCGGCTCCTTTGCTTATTGCGCGCATCGAGGCCAAGCACAAAGGCAACATCGAGTCCTATAGGTCGATGCTCAAGGGCCTGCAAAGCGATCCCAACGCGGGGATTGCTTTGGCGGAGCTTGGCGCAAAGCAGAACCAGTATGACGCGCTCCTTAAGGATTTGAACGCCGGACCGCCGAAAATTCCGGGTGCGCCCACCGCACCCAAGCCAATGGCCAACGTAATTCAAAGCCTCCCGCCCGACGCCGTGAGGCAGGCGGATGGCACGTACACAAGCCCGTCCTATCCCGGAAAGATAATCAGGCCGCAGTAATGCCGTTTGTAATTGAAGATGCCTTGCCCGGAACTGTAGACGCATCTCCTGACCTAAAGGATATGGCGAAGCGATACGGCGTGCCAGAAGCGCGAGGCGGGTATGTCATTGAGGACGCCGACACTCGCTCGCCTTTGGTCAAGGGCATCAACAATGGCGCTCGCGCGGTTGAAACAACGGCGGCGCAAATTCTAAGCGCTGTAGGCGGTATGCCGGGCGATCTAAGCAACCTTGTCGGTTTTCTCGCCAGCAAGGCCGGGATTGATATGCCCAAACCTCCCCAGACCGGCGGGT